CGTTACACCATCCAGTGTAGTTATGGTGCTGGCAATATTAATATCAGCCGTACCAGTTAGGTGACCCGTACGACCACCACCACCACCCATCAAGCTGACTAGAGTGGCAGGCGCATTGTTTTTGTACACATACCCTTTATTGTCAGCGTTACCATCATCACGCAGCGCAATAGTAACCATCGTTGGGTTTTTGTTGCCTGTTGCGTCATATGTGAAATCATGCGCTGGCACTGCTGTAGATCCTGCCTGGCCGTACGTGTAATAACTAAGAATCTTGCCGCCGGCACTACCACCGGTACGCGCTATCTTGATTAGACCCGGATCTGGCGTCATACCAACGTTATTGGGCACAACGAGATATAAAATCATTGTGTTAGCGTTGGTGGGGGTGATGGCTGGCGCCGTCCCCTTATTCGCACCTGCGCTTGCTCTAGATGTAGCCGTGACGTCGAAAGCCGTGGTTGTATCTACACCTTTGATAACAACTAGCTGTACGTCGTGGTTTCCCGTAGATGTTGTGACTGTGACACTTGTTGGCTCTGATGCTGTAGCACGCCGATACCAGATCTTATTTGCGTAACCTAGTTCTACGGTTGCTGTATATGATAGTGCCGTCCAGCCTGATGGGGTTGAGGGTGCCGATCCATACTTATTAACAGCAATCAAAAACATAAAATCGTTTTCTACTGCTGAGTAATTTACTGTCTGTGCAGCGTTACCATCGCCGGAAAAAACACCACTAACGCGCGGCATCGTATAGCCCTATATCAGATTCGTATAAGCTCATTATATCATCATTGCGATAATCCGTTATCTTTGCCGGCCTAGAGCATGAATTTAAGCGGGGCATCTTATGCCCTAGGATTGGCTCCATAACCTTGTTGAGGTTTTCCAGTTTGTGTAATTCGCCATCGCAATGGCTTACAAACATATGCTGTGGTAGTAAGTGCTCGTCCTCATAACCACCATCAATAACCCAATCAACAAATGCCTTATAGTCACCTCTAGGCACCTCTGATTGATACCTACTTTTGTCAGTCATAAATCGATATGCGGTTTTGAACCGCTTCATCGGACAATTAACAAATATTAGTGTTCTGTCAAAATTGCTTTTGTATTTTATGTATTTTGGTAGGTCTATCTGTGCTAACTGACAGCTTCTAAGCGATGTTGAGCCATTTTTAGGTATTTGCAGGACTGCTACCCGATTGAAAACACTAAAATGAACATTCCCGTGTCCGTTCAATTAATATACACGAGATAAGTAAGAGAGAAAAAGCTAGCAAGGCTCATATACCAATACACTTTTGGCATTTTAACACCACCCCGGCGATGCATCATTTGAGCAGCTATAACATGCTCTCTTGCCGCATAAATTCCGCCGATCTGACGAAAAAATATATTTGCTAGCGAACCCATAGCAACCATAAACAATCCAACATCATTATTAAATAGAACAAGAAGCCAGGTCACGCCCCAATATAAATTATCAAACCCGCTTGCTGTAAAGCCATAGAATATACCTCTCGCCAACCGTTTAGACGGCTCTTTATCATCATCCAGAGAGGGTTTCCAGAACTTAGCTATATCTATGCAATAACATAAATAAGGAACTGTCAAAGATAATGAAATGATAATCGCAAGATTACCTAGATGCTCCATCATTTCTATACAACGCCTCTTTTAAAGTCTTCTCGTTTAACTCCCTTAGCGCCTTTACTTCGTTTGTCACGTTTTTCAACGTTTTAACCTCGGCTGCCAATCCTCCCAACTCCTTATTCATTGCTGCGCGCTCCTTTGCATCATCGAGTCGAGCCTCCTCACAGCTACGACCCTGCTCATAAATCTTTTTTAACATCCAAGATAACGCCATTATGATAATAATCAGTATAGCAACAACGCCTAATTTTTCCGCGTTAGCTACAACCCAATCCAGAGCTGTTTTATTTGGTAGCATTTAAGTGCCTAGAGTTACTTTTTATGTTTGCTTCATTCCTAGAAATTGCTAGCTTTTGCCATTCCGTCTGTATTTGATACGCTCTGACATCGCCTTTTATCTCAGATAGAGCTGCGTTTAACTCATCAGTCTTACTAATTAAAGACTCTTGATTACTTTCTAAGACGTTTAATTGATGATATGCAATACCAATAGTGATCATAACACTAGAAAGTGTTATCGAAAGGCTAATAATCGATACCCAAATTCTTAAATCTAGATTCACATCATGCAACTTAAATAATATTTTGTAATAAACAGCCAGGAGATTGTTCCAAACGGGATGGTCATAAGAACGATTATTAAAATAATATTTTTAAGTGGCCGTTTCATAATATGAATGTAACATACGTTTTACGCCTTTGCATAGAATCTTGACGTATTTTGTGGGGTGTACAGGGTTTTTAGGTTGTATGCCCAGGCATGATCTTTAGGTATCAATTCACCCTCTAGAACATCGCTCTCAGGGTCTCGATTGTCTTCTCTCCGATCTTTCTGGATTTCGCCGTGGGTTTGGGCTTGGGTAATGCTTCTTGTTCTGTATGTTCGCATAATGGTTGTCCTAATTCTATTTGTGCTTGTGTGGCTCTGAAGGCGACATTAAAAGCTCTGCGCGCCTCATCAATGCTCATCTGTCTAAATGTGTACGCATCTAGGTTCTGCGTGTAGGTGTGATAAACCATAGGGCTTAAATTGCCTGGCTTTCGCCTGTGTTCTGGCTCAGACATGTATTTCATAAGCTCTGTGTATGCCAAATCTCGATCTGGTGATGGCGGCTCAGAATAACCGACAAACTCTATGTAGCTCGGCGGCCACAACTCTGTCCTATCTCGCGCCGCTCTAACCGCATTACTCTTGCATCTAGATAAAGCTCTTTGCCAACCATCAACATCTAAGTGTAGAGTTTCCCTTATCCACTCTTTTTTAACATCCTCATTTACTTCATCAAAAGATTCCCCATTAACGCTTGTCCACTTGTAAGAATAAATTTTCGCCATCTCCGGCCATAATGTCGTCAAGTATGAGATTGTTTGATTTAATTGATTCTTTTGCTTTTCTTGTTGTTCTTTCAATGAGTGACTCACGCTTTACCTCTTTTGGTTTCTCTGCTTTTCTTTTAACCCACGTCCTTATGCATGCTCTCCAGTCTTTCATACTGTTTTTGCCAACCTTCCAGCCGTTGGACTCGTAATAATCTATAAAGCCCTGAGCATCTATATCGAAATTGTTCTCAGAGCAATATATCTCCACCTCTTGAGTAGATGGCCTAACAAACCTCGCACCCTTATTGTCAGTTTTACCCGGCGACTTAGGGGGCGACTGGGGGCGACTAGGGGGGCGACTTTTAGAGGGCTTCACACCGCCTTGCCTGTCCAAGTATTCCCTTAAAGCCAAAACTACGTGGTCAGTCATCCTACCGATAGGTATCGCCTCCAAACCCTCTACAACATCCTCCGGCAACCTATAAGATCTCAGTATCTTGTTCATAGCTTATCCTTAATATACGTTTATATACATTGATGTACGTTTATATACAAATATATACACTTATTATTTGATGTCAACTGCTTCTGTGTAGTCTTCTCGCATCTCTAGTTTGATCTGCTCTACCGTATAGCCTTGCTCTAGCATGCTGGTTACTTGATCTCTTAGCATTGGCATGATTAAAGCTATTGCGTAAGCTGTGGCGTGGTCTATATCTTCTTGTTCAATCATCTATCCGCCCATTTTTAGTTTTTAGCAATTGATCAACACCATTAATCAGCGTCTGAATTCGATCTATGAATTTATCTGAACTCTCATCGTTCTTGCCAAGCAAGAACGGCCACTGTGTGGCCTCCATGAGCTGTGCGTACTCTATTTCAATGTCTCCTGCTTTAACTCTTATATTCATAATCTTCACCTTTCTTTAAGCAATAGTTGTCATTAGAGAGCGTTTGTCAGGGATGGGGTTTAGCCCTCCTGCAATCTCTCTTGGTTTACGATATCACTAGCAGTATGCAGCACCTGTTCACATCCATATTGGTAGGCCAACCATTTGCCCTGACTTAGCGCTGCTTTATCCCCGCCCTCAAAGGTCACATAGTAATAAAGTACAAATTGTGTTCTTAGTTTCGGTAGCGCTTGTGTTTTACGTCGGAAGCCTTGCCGCATCTAAACAGACGAAGCCGAAGGTGTTGGAAACAGTAAGCAAGGTAGGTTATAATTTCTTCATGCCGTGAATGGCGAACCGTAGGCTTGTACTGTTTACCAAAGGTGTTGTAGCACCGCTCGGCAATTTTTTAATACTAAACCCGTTGTTCAGAGATGTCCAGCGGGGTTTTTATATCACGATCTAAAGCATCCTTTACTGCCAGATCGTGAGCTTCCTTTATGTTAAGCCATTTGACTCCATCCCAGAATAAAACATTTCCGTTTTCATGTTTGACCAAGTCATGCTGACCTAGAACGTACATCAACACCTCTTCTCTTGAGAGTGTCGGCTTCCTGCATAGGCAAAACCTTTTATTCCCTCTATCGCAATCTGCGTCACCGCAATTCATGTTAATATACTCCTGCCAATTAAGGCATTAGACTGATAAATAAGGTAGAAAACTATGAATGATCAAAAGATTGAAAAAGAGATACAAGACAAAGGATTAACCGCACCTCGCGTTACTCCAGAACGACTAGAAGAAGTAGTCGTATCTGAGCAGTACCATGTTTTCCAAAATTCAACTTTTACCGCATGTTTACTTACCCTTGACAACGGTTACACCGTGCTTGGCGAATCAGCTTGTGCCAGCCCTGAAAACTTCAACGCCGAGCTAGGCCGAAAGATCGCCCGCGATAATGCCAAGAATAAGATCTGGGCGCTTGAGGGCTATTTACTGCGCCAAAGACTTCACGACGCTTAATCTATCCGGGCTTGTTACTCCTCGTTCAAGCCCTTTTTATTTCTCTAAGTCCTCCATTATCCGTTTAACCTCACGAACCACATAGTCTTTATGCTGCTCTAGCGGCCATATCTCCACTCTAACCCTGCCTTCCTTCTTCTTTCGCTCCACGTAAGCGGCTTGGTTTCTACGCTTCCTAGCCTTGTAGTCATCGCTCATGCAAGCCCTTCCTAATGTATTTGACCAACTGGTCTTCTATTCGCCTGATAATAACAGCGCCCAACGCCGCTCTCTGTCCACCAAGTATAACCCTGTCCACCAAGTTTCTTTGTAGCTCCATATCCCTTAAAAGCCCCTCCAGAGCGAAATCAACCATGCTGTCGTCCTTGATGTTAAGTGCGGCCTCTTCTAGCGCCTGATCTTTTGTAAAATGTTCGTAGCTCATAACTGTTCTCCGTTGTGTATGATGTAACTATAGTGGACACCGGTGACCTATGCCAATTGTATTTATCTATCGATATTAAATATCTAATAGATTTTATTAATAGCTACCCAGAAAGTAGTGGAGTATGAAGAAAAGCGCCAAAACCATGGCGCATGATATGAAGGCTCTCACTTAAAACCACCAAGATGTGCGACGTAACTTTGACGCTTACGTCTATCTGCTGGTATAACTGCTGATAAGCCGATGTGAATCAAAAAAGCGGCGAGCGCGAAACCCGCCGAAAAGCCCACTACCGTGAGCGGAGAGTGAATAATTTCAGCTGCATATAAGTCATATAGCAGCGAAGCATATAAAGCTATGATCGTTAATTTCATAAAGCACCTTTGTAACCCCCATCAACCCACTCTAGACCCATGCAACCCAACATCACAACGTCGGGCCTAGATTCGCCATTAATAACACTCCTAACGGTCTTTATGCTCTTCCCTGTTCTCTCTGCCATATCTTCCACTGTTAACTTTCTTCGGCGCATATAAAACCGTAACCAAATATCAAAATGGTCAGCCGGTATCATTCCGCCATAAAAAATCAGTGCATACTTGAGCATATGTATCTTTTATCTTTAATTGTAAAAGATATTTTACAGAACACAAAGAATATAAGCGAATAAAAAAGGACCTTTATGGCCCTAAAATACCTAAAACACTTTCTAGCTCATTTATAGAGACTCTAAGCTGCGTTCGATTCCGCTTCTTTTTCTTCTTCTGCGAGCGTGAAAGAGAATGTCGATGCGAATTCTTCGATGTGCCTTCGAAAACCAGAGGGGTCGGGATTTGTGAGTACATCCATATACATGTTGTTGATTTTGGATTCCATTTCATTGCGAAGCTCTTGTCGCTCTGCATCAAAGATACGTATAGCATCTGTAGCCATCTTGACGCTTTGAGCTAAATCAACCGCTTTCTTGCGCAGCTCCTGGGCCTCTGCCTCTTTCTGGTCTGCTTGCTCGTGTAGTGCGTTGATTTGGTCTTGGATATCCTGGACTTGCTTGATTAAATCTTGAGAATTCATGCGTAACACCTCTTTAAACATTCAATTTTTTTATCCATCTTCTGCTCTAAAGTAGGGCTAGCGCATGATGGGATTAGTAAAACTAGAATTAATATATATTTCATATCTTGTCAGTCTGAGTGCCTTTCATCTTATCGAAAGACCTGGCAACAGTTAGACCAAGCATGCCCATTAAAACCTGCAAGGTGATCGTGGTATCTATCTGAGGGAAAGGCCCTTCATATCCCTGTAGCGTCGCTATAAGGCGCGATAACGGCTCTACAATGGCAATATAGAAAAGACTCAACGCACATATCCAACCAACACCAGGACGCCAACCAGCTACGAATATGGACTTACTCTTAGCCTCTTCTTTGTTAATCTCGATCTGACCAAGCATTAACTTTACATGCGCATCCAAAACAGCCAAATCACCCTTTTGCTTTAGGGTTTCAAGCTTCCGTAGTTCTTGTGCGCGCTTTGTGGGATCCGGCCATATCTTCTCAATAGCAGTTTTACCCAGTTCAAACAGTGCTGTTGCGGGATCAAATGACATTTCCGGTCCTCATTATCTCAGCGTTGCGCATAGCTCTATTAGGCGTCTGCTTAGCCCACTTACTATCTAGCATCTCAGACGCAGCTTTCTCAAAATTCTTCTGTGATGCAGCGGTAATCATGCGCCTGAACTTGAGTAGCCCCCAAGGCCCCATTTGATACGCCATATCTAATATCGCTATCTTGCGATTATCATCCAACTCTCTAAACCACGGGTATGTTTCAAACTGAGATGATAGCTTTTCAAGAACCAAGCCCAGCCACAGATCTGCAACTTCCTGCGGCATTGTTAGTTTTTCTAGATTAAAACCGTAGCCAATTGTCCAATAATCAGCTGGGCACTTATACATGATGTCTTTAAATCCTTCTTCAGACTTGACCTTAGAAACTAGCTTTTCTGAAACCATTTGACCCCCTTGAGGCTGTAGTAACGCTTATCTGCTGGGTTTTTAGGATTAGTAAATACAATCTCTTTGCGACCTTTAAAGATCTCAACAGTCCACCCCTTAGCCTTTCTAGACCACATCTTCTGTCTGTACTCGCCAAGGGACTCAGAGAAAGCGGTTAAGCTAATTCCGTACTCTTCTAGTATTTCATCTATAAGTTTTTCATCTTTCATTTGTAAATTTTATTTGACAACTTCAAATTAGTCAATATACTTCGGTTATGTAAAACGTATTTTACAGAAAGAGGCGAAAATGGTACAATCAATTCATACTTTAGACAGGTTAGAAATAGCTCTTTTCTTGCGTGATAACTGGCATAGATTGTCAAAATCTATAAGAGCGAGGTTGCACAATGAAATATTCTGAGGCCGAGAAGAAAAAGAAATCTAAGGAGCTGGACATGTTATCAGCTTACTTGCTTAAAACTGGCGCACCAATAAGTGGCTCTCTTAAAACTTGGATTAAAAAGCAGCAGGGGAAACTACGATGAGTAAATCTGTTTTTTATGGCTCGCTTATAGCGATTTGGGTGGGTGGTTTTCTTGTCGGTATGTGTGTTGGCAGCATGCATTCTATGGATATAGAGCAGAAAGAGATCACCATTAGATGCTTGCAGGGTGCGAAGTGAAACACTATTACAGACGCAAGGACGGTACGGTATTCGCTCTGACATGCAGGATAAACTGTTATGACGAAGTGACATCGACATTAAAATATATCGGTGATGAAAAGACTCTAATCACGAGATTAAAGCAAAGACGAAAGACGAAAGAGGTTGAAATGCTATTAGATGCATATGAAGAAGATATGAAAGAGCCTGAGTTTAGGCAGGGATTTGAGCACGCACAGGAAGGCGTGAAGCCACAAAAGCAAGATGGTTTGTATTATGACGGGTATTCGCTTTGTGAGTCATACGAGCGAGCTATGGCGGGCATACTATGAATATTAGCGAGCGACTGGCAAAGATACAGCGAGAGCTGAATGCGCCTAAAGGTCAATTCAATAGCTTCGGCAAGTATAAGTACCGAAATTGCGAAGATATTTTAATGGCGCTTAAGCCGCATTTAGATGGATGCCACATACTTATATCTGATGATATACAGTTAGTTGGTGACCGGTATTACATACGCGCTACTGCAACTATATCTGATGGCACTCAGGCGTTAAGCGCTACTGCTTATGCGAGAGAGCCGCTAGACAAGAAAGGCATGGATTCATCTCAAATAACAGGTGCAGCATCTAGCTACGCAAGAAAGTACGCTTTAGGTGGGCTACTACTAATTGATGACAATAAAGATGCTGACTCTAAAGCGCCGGAAGATAACGAAGTACAACTTGTGACTGATGCTCAGATAGCCACTTATCATACTCTGATCGATCATAGTAATGCATTGGGCCTGCTAGCATTCACAAAATCCCTAAGTGAGGATCAGGCCGCTGCCTTGCCGCATCCGTTTAAGTCTGGCGAGATAGTGAAAGGCAGAGAAAAGATAAGGGAGCTTTTAAGGCGTGGCGAAATGATGGCTGACGAGATATTCACAAACGTAACCGAGCTTGTGAGAACCGACGACCCATCAGCGCTTGAATGGGTAGAAGGATTGTCAGACACAGAAAAAAAATACATTGCTAGCATTCTTCACAAAGATGACCTGGCAAAATTAAAGCAAATGAAGGAAAAATCAAATGGCTAAAAAATACGACGTTGCTGCAAAAGTTGGCACATACGAAAAGAACGGGCAAACCAAAGGTATCTATAAAAATGTTGGGTCTGTTTTTGAGACTAAGAACGGATTAAGCATGAAGCTGGCAGCTTGGTTTAATCCATCTGCATTAGAGGTAGATTCGCAAGGCGAGGTGTGGCTTAGCTTGTTTGAGCCTAAACAAAATAATCAGCAAGCTCCAAGTTCACCGGTACAACAAGATATACCGAACGACGATATACCGTTTTAGGGTTAGATATAGATGATTTTATTGATTAAACATAGAGAGTGAGGGGATTATGAGCTTACAGGCATCAATTGTCATAGCTGCGTTGAGTGGAGTTAAGCTGATCGCAACGGATGCAGGGCCGTCTCAAACAAATTGTTTTAAGTGTATCAACCGTCGGGATGTGCCCGGCAACGCCCACATAGAATGCGCCAAGCCATGGCATCGTGTGAGTGCAAATAGGCATGGCATAGAAAATGGGTGGTTTATGTATCCGAAGCTGTTTGATCCAGTATGGATGACCTCTGAATGTCCAAACTTTTCTGAGAAAGAAAACCTCGCAGTAGAGTCTGTCGGTAAGCCTATGTAAGGCCCAACACATATAGAATCAGTAGGCTATAAGCTGAAATTCTATCGGGCAATAGCAGTAAGTACAGCAGTTAGACGAGTTAGTTTTTTGAAGATAAGTTGGAACATAAGAGCAATGACCGGTGGGGGCGTTGACGTGGTGGCACGTCTCTGCTGGTCTCCAAGCAATGGCGAGAATGCGCAGTGGTGATGCGCAAGAGGTTTCGATGCAAAAGTGTATCGAGGGGAAGGCCCCAAGGGCGCTGTCAAAGGGCTGAACACCCTTCAAGCCGGAGATCACTACCGGCCTCGCCACCAATTAGAGGGTAGAGAGAATGAAGTTTCACATACGTTATGAGCCAATGGGTGGAGAATGGTATTACATGATTTATGTAAAAGTGTTTTTCTTTCTGCCTTGGTATTTTTATGAGCGCTGGAACACTCCGGAGTCTGCCATTAAGAGGCTTGCGGAATTAAGGGTAGACCATGACTAACTGGATAGATGTGAATGATCGGCTGCCAGACACAAACAGACAGGTATTAGTCTGGACAGTCTTCGGCTTTGGCTTGGATCAATGGGATGAAATTAATGAAGCGCCCGTTTCTTTCAGCAGTCAAACAATATGTGTTGGTGAGGGATGGCTAGAACACGACTTTGATCAGGTAACCCACTGGGCCGAAATAACCACACCAACAGAGAGGGCGGAAGGGTGAGCTGGATCAAGATGCATGGAATTAAACATCTTATAGCCCACTGGCTAGGCCTAAACGGCGGGCGCGTCATTTCAGGATATGACGAAAAAGGTTCCTGGGTGGCGTTTAGATGTTCGGCATGCGGTCATATGCAGGGTAAATCATATATTGGCCCCACATGCGTGGAGGGTGAAGGGTGAGTGAATTTCTGATTAACCTAGCATTATTATGCATTGGCATTGCGCTAATCCTGATTGATCTGAAACTAAAGAAGTTAGAACAACCAAAAGGCGGGGACGATGAGACAAATGATTGAGATACCAGAATTTTTGCTAGAAATGTCAAAGCAGATGCACGAGCAGGATAACCGGCTTACTGCTGACCCCGTGTGGCAGGTTAGGTGCAATAGATTCAGAGTTACGGATAGCGAATACAGTGACCACTATCAAATCATTAAAAACGATGAGGGCTATGTAGTTTTTGACAGCGAAAGTGATGATGATTTACAGGAATGTCTTGATGATTATAGATCAGAATTTTCACGCGACTGGGAAGAGGTCAACGAAAAGGCGCTGTCATTTTTCAAGCGCTCAATGCTCTGCGGTGACGATTGGAGTGAAACACACGAGAAACAAAGGAGCGAGAGTGATGGGTAGTTTTATCAAAAGGCTCGAAGAAGCTCTAGACCCAAGATCAGAAAAGCAAAGAGGCATGAGAGAGAATGCCCTCGTCTTACGAAAAGACCTTGATGAGATTGTTTACCATTTCAAGAGGCTTGATCGTGATGCTAGAACCAATTACTACAATAAACAGAATGAAATAGAACAACTCAAAAAGCGCAATGCGGAGCTGGAAAGCTTGATTAAATCAGCACTAGACGACGAAGACTGTAATTTAGATGTTTCGCTTATAGAGCTTATGGCAAATGCTATTTACAAAACAAGGGAGCGAGAGTGAATGATAAGAGATGGTAAGCACTGGGTCAGCAGCGAGCGCCACGAAGAAAAACTGCAAGAACTGCAAAAAGAACTCGAACAGCAACAATCCCAGCACTCTAAATACATGGATATATGCGAGAAGCTAAGCGCTAGTAATGAACAACTCAAAAAGCGCAATGCGGAGCTTGATAAAGAGATTAAAGAGATTAAAGGTTTTGAGCGGTGGGCAAACAAGCTTCAAGAAATGTCAGAAGAGGAGAAACATGATTTCATAAACGGCAAATTTGAATCGGAGGCCAAAGACAGTGAGTGAATTATACGAAGATCAGATAATAGAATTTGAAGCCGCTATGGTAGACGCACAAGAAAGATGGTTCAAGGCCAGGGATCATATAGACCGGGATATTTTAAACGAACGAATATTTGAGGGAGGCTTTCGTATGGCATGGAACACCCGTGCCCAACCCAAACAACCGAGCGATGAGGAGCTATTTAGAATAGCTCAGAAAAATAAAATAAGCACTGCGCACCTAGAGTCAATCATTCGTGACTTGCGCAGCACTAGATAAACTGGAGGCCAAAGACAGTGAGTGAATTAAAAGAACCATATTTCTTCGTAGGTGAGCACGGCGAAACAAGTCATGACGATACTATTCCAAGACGCATTGGCGGCTGGCCTGTTTTTGCTACATATGACCGATCAAACCCTGACGAGAAACACTATTTTGCACGATTTTGCCATCTTGAGCACGCAGAAGAATGGGCCTTTATGATGAACACCCGCGCCCAACACGAACAGCCGAGCGATGAGGAGTTGATAGCACTTTATAAGAAGTCGGTATGTGAGTGCGAAGATCAAGAATCTCTGAATAGCGACCTAAGAATGAATCAAGCATGCCTTGCTTATTTTATACGTGGGTTCAATGCAGCATTAGATAAATGGGGGCGGTGATGTGAACTATCAGTCGGAAAATCTACAGCAGCTCGATAAGAGTTTGGCGGCACAATTGATAAAAAACAGGTATTTCAAGGATGACGAAATGCCGCAAAGCTACATTGAATCTCAGCTAAGCTATTACGCCTGGCCGCAAGTGTTTGGCAGCACAGCGGGTCCGTTTGGCGGCATCGGTGGTCAGTCAATCTCAACATTTACAATAGAGGCTTGGGAATTTATGGGCCATGCATTCTTGTTTTGTCAGCACAAATCTATAAAGACTACCGACAAGTTTCAAATGGGTATGCGCGTATGACTAACTGCAAGCACGAGAATATAACGCTGGATATTTACCCTGCTGTAGGGCGGTATGGCGATGTTTTTTTACAGTGCCCTGACTGCTGTGAATATATCGATTTTTTGGATCTCGCAGAAATGGGTTACAAGCTGGTGAAAGATGATGAGTAGGATTTATTGGCTTACAGGCCCAAGTGGTTCAGGTAAGAGCACTATCGCTGTAGAGGCTCAGAATCTCATTGGTGGTGTGATACTTGACGCTGATGACATCAGGAAAGGATTGAATCGAGACTTAAGTTTTAAGCGAATGGATGTCAAAGAGAATGTCAGGCGTATTGCTCACTTAGCTAAGATTTTTTCAGAGCATCATGATGTTGTTATCGTATCTTGTATAGCGCCATATCTGGCAGACCGACAGATGGCACAAAGGGTAGTTAAGTTTAAAGAGATCTATGTTCACACAAGAATGGGTGTGATATTAAACAGAGAAACAGGTCTGTATACTAACTATACTAGGGATGTTGCTGGTAAGGACTTTTGCTATGAGGTTAACCCTAAAGCGGTTGTTTTTGACAACAACAAAGCTATTGATTCGAATCAATTAAATGAGGTTTTAAAGTGAAAAATTTAATTTTCTTCTTTTTATTTTTACCGTGCTTGGCTTTTGCAGATGATATCTTCATGACTTGGGACGTACCGAGCGGTCCGATTCGTGAGTACAGAATTGAGTTTGAAGCCAGTAATGCGGGGGTGATCTTGGCATCTGAGGTGATCCCAATAGCACATGAGTCTGTGAACTTTACTTATGCATTAGATACACCCCCTCTAGAAACGCCATATTTCGCTCGTGCTCGCATTCAATGGGTAAGAGATAGTGATGGTCTAGTGAGTCCTTGGACTGACTGGCAGAACGTTGATTTTAGCGTTGTAGATGGGTCTTTGCCTGAGATGATAACTAACTTCACTATTCAGGTACTTTAATGCAGCGTAAGCCGACTAAGAACACGCGGGGGCCTAATAATGATGAAAAGCAGTTTGCTGCTTGGTGTAAGCATCGCCCCTGTATCGTTTGTGGCTCTTTTGGTGTCGTAGTCCATCATGCTATGGGAGCAACATATAAGCATAATAAGACGCTTGTAGGCCATTGGTTCTTGCTTCCGCTATGTGTTGATTGTGATAACGTTGTGACGTATGGAAGCCGTAAGAAGTTTAGGCAGTTGTTTGGCAAACAGGGGCATTACTTTGCTCTTGCACACAAGGATTACAGTCTACACACTGGCAGAAGCGCACCACTCGAGGTTTTGTTAGCTATTGAGGATTGTCGAGAATGATCGGAATTAAGGTAAAGCCGTTATCTGTGAATGAAGCATGGCAGGGTAAGCGCTACAAAACGCCGAAGTATAAAGTTTATGAGAGCGAGGTTTTGTATCTGCTTCCGAAAATCGATATACCTGATGGCAAACTTAAAATTAAGTTAGAGTTTGGGCTTAGTTCTTCTTTGGCTGATTGGGATAATCCTATCAAGCCTTTTGTTGATATCCTGCAAACGAAATACGGGTTTAATGATTCTCGAATATATGAAGCAGAGGTTAAAAAAACGGTATGTGCGAAAGGGGCGGAATACATAATGTTCTCATTGGAGTCTCTAGATGGTTAGAGGAACACACCCAGAGCGTAGGCGGAAAGTGTGTGATAGGATTCTTGACGGGATTCCTGGGCGCACTGACGTTGATAATATTCATGTCGTTGATCTGCAAGATTGCTTGACTGGGAAGGTGATAAGAAAGACTAAGGGCGGTTATTTTCTAGTTGAGTGGCATCATCACAAGTTTGAAGAATACATTAAGCCGGAGGGTAGATATGAATTCTATTGTCATCACAAAACCGTCTGATATAGATAACGCTTTTTGTGTTCTAGATAGACTAGCAACGGATGCAATAAATGATGGCAAGTGCCTTTATATCGATGCAGTAGATGAGAAGCCGGAACGCTATCAAACACCCAAACAGAGGTCTGCTTTGCACGTATGGCTAAGGCATCTCGCTAAGAATCTGAATGGTGCTGGCTTCACTAGAAAGCACGTCATGATTACAACAGGCGAGATCATAGACTTAGACTGGTGTGAGGATAGCGCCAAGCTTTTGATCTGGAAGCCGATCTTATCAGCGCTTAAAAGTAAGAGTTCTACGGAAAGTCAGAGTACAACAGACCATGATCTGGTTTATCGTCATATCGTTAGGTTCTTTGGTGAGAAAGGTATTGAGTGCCCTCCATGGCCTAGCCGTTAAATCTCTATCCATCCTTTTATTTCTATTGACCCCGATGCTCTTGATGAGTCTAAACTACCGAAAGTCAGGTAGTAGCTTGACTGATCGAACCCAAACGGTAGCGTAATGTTATCACTTACATGAGTCGTTGTGGCGGTCGCTTCCTTCTGGGTGAATGTCTGCTCAATCTCATGGCTTCCGCTGTCATGCCAGAATGCGGTGGCGCACTGTCCAAGCGATGCGGTGCTTAGGCTAAATGTATCTTTAACGATGGCCGCCGTTGCCAATGGGCATATATAACCACCCCATCTAAGCTGAACGGCTGATGCAATTGAGCCGGAAGCTGAATAATTCGGGTCAGCAGAATTTATCATTTTAGCTTTAACAGCAGACCCTGTGTCTGCAATATTCCTAACTTCTGCGGTGTCATAATAAAACGACCCTAGATATACATAATGATCATACCCTGGAGGCGCTGGCAGAAGGAAATCTAAGGCGGCCACAGTACCTTCATCTGAGAGGGTGACAGTTGTGCTGGTATTGGCTGTTATTGTTGTTACGCGGCCACTAAATGAGTTTGCGCGAGAGTTTATTGTTTCATTGATGATGAGGCAGTCAGTGCCGGCAAGATTATCGGTTGACGACCAAGAATAAGTGGCTGCTGAAGTTGTGTGCACGCCCTCTCCCGCTGCGTTCAGAGTCACTACATCTGAGGCGATAGATCCCACTCTCAAAAAAGGCATCAACTTATAAGCAATGGTTCCGCCATCATCTGCGCAAGCAAAGATACCGTACCAGTTCTCAACCTTAACAGCTGACTCAGCACCTAGATCTGAGGCTGTGGTGACAGTCTTAATTGACGATGCTGCACCTGATGCAAAGAGAGGGACTCTAGATTTTTTATAACTACCAGCAAATCTAAACCCAGCCATCGGTACGTTTTCGGGAACATTAACATGTACGCTTGTCGCATTTACATACGTGACCCTGGATCTGCTAAAGCCCGTAGTGGTTAAGACCGCATCTTTGACGCTTAGCGCACTAACCTCACCGGTAGGTGTTAACCTGGATGTAAGCTCGCCACTTGAATCGCTTAATGTTGCAATGTAATTTACTGTACCCGTTGTGATTGTAACGGTACCGTCTGAGACAAAATTACCTGTTACCGTTCCTGTAATATCATAAGTGCCATCAGGCACGAATGCTGTGCCACTAACAGCTTTTGCGGCATTAAACGCTGCTGTAGAGTCTGAAACACCGGCTTTGTCAGCACCAAACCATTCAACAGAAACATATCCGGAATAAATCCTTTCCCAATGCTTGCTGGCAGCGTTCCATGTTGCGTTTGTTATTATAGTTCCGCCGTCATCGGTAGCTGATCCCGATGAAACCTTAAATACACCACCAATACCGGAATCTGTGACAATAACGCTATTTCCTACCACAAAATCATTTGGAGAGTACGCCCTTAAATCATCATAATCACCCGCAGCCTCTTCTGGAAATGGATTAATCTTTACATCATCAAAAAAACCATACAGAGCTGGAGTGTCGGCGGCAGCATGAGTAGCATTGGCAAATATTGCCCATTTATGATCCCTATCGATATACGGTACAACCTCGTTCCCACTTACTTCGGGAACGCCATTTGCATTTAGAGTAATCGAAGCCTGAGGGGATGACCCTAGAGCATCTATAGCAATAGATACAGGCGTTGTAGTGCCTACCTCATAGACTTTTAGCACCCCACCGCTTAAAGGATCGCCGTTAGCATCAAACCATTGGCGATCTATACCCATTTCCACCCATGTAGTCATTGTTCTGTACTCTCTGCTGCGGCCTGCCCTGCGGCCAATGGTGCTGCTAATGCAGCGGACTGGGTTAATCTATCTTTTAAAGCTTTAGAAATAGCAGTATTCACTAGTTCAACCTGATCATCTGGAAGTCCAGCGAGAATCTTGGCTGCAACATCAAGGTTTGATGCAAGGCTTTTTTGTAGTCGGTCAATGTTCAAATCTGGTCGCATTAACACAGCCGCTAAATCGTCAGCAGATCTCTCTGCTTTGGCGGTATTTCTTAGGTAAATCTTGGCGATCTCTTTAGCATCGGAACCAGCTCTGATTAACTGATTAGCCATAGCAGCTTTATTTTGAGTTAGTCGTCTCGCAAGCTTTCCTGAAATCGTTGCTGCTGCCGGAAATAGCAATACACTAATCCCCATACCAAGGCCGGAGCCACCAACAGCCGCCACGCCAGCTCCGCCCACGCCGCCAGACACAAGTGCATTAAGGACTGTGTTTTGCTTTCCTTCGCCCCATCCCATTTTACCTATGCGCCTTAAAGTGTTAGCTGTGACCGTGCCCTGCTCTACTGCTTTTATTGCTTCTAACTCCTCAGGCTTAAAGAATCTCTGCAGCTTCTTGTTTTTTGCTATTCTCTCAAACTGGATTCTGATTCCGTTTTCAAAACCACTCTTTTGACTTCTGGCAAGCGTTATAGCCTCATCCAGTAATTCCGCCTTTCTAGCTCTACCCCACAAACCTCTTGCGGTAGCAGCCTCTCTACCCAGATTAACTCCAGGCGGGACACCAGTGAAATCCTTGCTACTTGTAGATAAAAGATAATCATCTATATCATCGACAATACCATTCAATATAGATGCATCTTGATTATTGCCAGCTCTAGACGCAATAGATGCGGAGTTCTGCGCAGACTTTCGGATTGATTCAATTTCATCAAAATCAATAACTCCAGCCTTAGACTCTTCTAAAAGATCGAATATCTCTTTCGATTTTGGCGTCAACTTCAACGCTGCTGGCGTTTCTTTATAACCAACACGCTTAGCGCTTTGCCTAGCCGACCTGATTAATCTATTAACACTCTTATCACTAAAGGTAGCACCAGTTTCACTTAGCGAATCGTATATCTCTTTTGACGCTGTTCTCAATTGCTCAGATGATGGTGCAGCCTCAGAGATTGCCTGTGATATCTCTTTTGAGGTAGGCTCTTTTAGTAACTTCCTACCCTGCTCTACGGACCTGTCAAGCTTGTTGCGAATGCCACGAGTAGCAGCGGGAGCCAAAGGAGCAGCACCCCCAACAAGCCCTCCCAGAGCCGCACCAGTAGCGATTTGCTTGGCGTCACCGCCTCTTCCTGCTGTAAGTACACCACCTTCGACTGCCCCAAGAACACCTCCCGCTATTGCTTTTTGCGCTGTTGTTTTAGCTAGGCCGGCAGCAGGGCCGCCTATTGCCAAGAATGGAGCTGTTTCGCCAACAATCTCCCCACCAGTGGCCGCCGCTGTTTGAGACTTTAAACCCTCTACTGCTTGTCGCTGGGTATCATCTTCTTGCTCTGCAAGGCCAACACCGCGTGCTACATTAGTTAATCCACGACCCGCACCAATTAAGAATGCATCAACATCACCAGTTTCCTCAATAAGGGACGCCAGATCTGGATTTACTTGCCTGATTCTTTCAAGCTCTGCCGCCTTCTCCCTTCTGGATTGAACACCGATACGCTGGCCACCTCTAACTCTATCACCAGTTGGCAGTGGTATTTCTTGTTCTATCTTGGCAATTGTTTCTTGCGGTAGGCCCTCAAAAGGATCCGAAGGCTGAGCTAATGGCCGAACCGTCCTACTTCTACCAGAAACCCTTGTTTGGACAGATGCTTGAGCTGGCTGTTCAGGCTGTTGAAACTGCTGCTGAAGAACAGCACCAATCTCTTCCTGACTCATTGAATCAGGAAATTTTATTCTCTGCTCACCAACCTTAACGATAGGCATTATCTAAATGTCCCTGTTGCTGGATCATACTCAAGGTCAAAATCTTGCTGAGGTTGTTGTATCTGACCCTCTTTCATTCTTAGGAAGCCCGCAATAGTCCCACCTTGATCCAAGAACTGGATTTGCTCGTCATAGTAAGACCTGAGCTTTTGTTGAGCCTCTTTCTTCCTGTTGAGAAAAGAAATCAAATCATCCTTTTCCAGTTTTGTAGGAAGCGCAACCTCTCTCGCTAAGTCTAATTCACCTTTGGACAAAGCACCAAAAGTAGTGGCACCAACAACATCCAGAGCAAGCTCACCTTGGATGTTATCCAGCTCCACGCTCGCCGCCTTGATTGAGGGGAAGAACCTACTCTCAATTGCACCAGTGCCTGCGCCAGCCTGGAGAGCCGCGATAGCTCGGTCTATGTTTCTTAGGTTCTTATCTATACCGGCTATTTGATCGAAGCCAGAGTCTATCTTCTTGGCTCTAGATGAGCCTGTGAGCTTGCCGAACTCCTCTCTCTCTTTAATCGTAGCTTGAGAATCGCCAACACTTTCAGCTGTGCCACTTTCCGCAATAGTTTGTGCTGCTGAGCCTACTGCCCTGCCCTTTATACCTGCTTTAACCCTTCTAGCAAGATCAACCTCTTCTGGTGTAAATCCTTCCGTTAAACTTCTAAACTCTCTTTGTGCGCCAGTCAGTTGTTCTGGCCCTTGAGCAAATCCAGCAAGGGAAGCTTCTAAAGGTGCCAAACCTTCATCTGTCACACTCTCAAGTGTTAGATTTGTCGGTATCTCAATATCAAATTGAGCGAGTTCTGGCCTAGCCATTTCGAATGTTTGAAGTCTCTGCGCTGGGTCAGGCATAGCCTTTACTTTAGCCAGGAAATTACCAAACAACTGCGCAGACTGTATTTGTCTTTGTCTTTGATCAGAACCTAGTGCAAGCTTTTGACGCTCTAGATTCACATCTCTTTGTGCTGCAATCTGTGGTCTAGCTTGCCTCTCTGCCAGAATGTTTCCTGATCGCTCTTGAGCGCTTAGAAACGAACCCAATGGACTAACCATTAAAACCCACCCCCGCTTGTACCTGGCACCGGAGAGCTTACCGCCCCCGTAGCAAAATCTGTTTGTGTGCCAGTATTAAAACTGCCACCCTGAACCGTCGATGGTGGCCTACTAAATAACCCAGCTTGCTGAGCACCAAGCACGCCCGTTAGATCGCTAATGCCTTGCCCAATCGCCTGACCTTGCGCTATCTGACCAGCTGCCCTTGCAGAACCTGCCTGACCTAGCAGATTACCTATATTCGAAGCTGTGCTTAATGCCGCTGAACCTTGGCCTACCGCTGCGTTTTGCCCTAGACCCAACACACTAAACAGCTGATTAAATCGCTGCTGTTGTAGTTGTGGGACAACTGTAGATGCCAATTGAGTATTAAATCTGGTTAGATCCTCAAGAGTACCGCCAGATCTTAATCTGCCCCTAGCGGCGGCACTCTCTTGGATATCTTCAAAACCTTCATCACGTAAAAACGAAACCAAAGGGTTAACTCTGGCTAGTTCAGACTCTGGAAGCCCAGGAGCGGCCTGCTGTGGTGCCTGTTGCGGTGCCTGGGTTAACTCGGCTTGCGTGAACTGGTCTAATTGGCCTTGCAGGGCTTCTCTCTGCGCAATTAAATCCCCCCTTTGTGCATCATGATCTGTTGCACTCTGACCTCTTTTTCTGGGCTGGAAATTAGCAATCTGACTATCAAGGTCACCTATTTGATCTTGAAGTCTAGCGGCCTCCTCCGTAACAACCTGGCCTGGAGTTATCGACCTAGTAAAATCAGCAGGAATCTCTATGCCAAGCGACTGAAGCAAAGGCACCGCTGCTGAAAGGCCAACCTGTCTAAATGGCTCCGTTCTACGCTGGAAGTCTTCTCTGGCTGCTTGCTGTTCAGAGATGCCCGCCCGGCTAGATGACTCTACCGCTTTAGCCCCTTTTTTGGCCGAATTAGAGGATACTGCTGCATTAAGGACCGCCGCTCCTGCAATTGCTACCGCTACCCAACTCATAAATCACCACCGTTTTTTTGGTTTGATTCCATCTCATCAAAAGAAGTTAGAATTAACTCCTCTTCGATCTCTTTTATATCTGTTTTAGTTGTCGCGTGTACCGTCACAAAGACGCATTCCGTATGACAAAAGATCATTCTTTTTGTGCCTGCTGTGGTTATGCCGTAATGCGGAGCTATAAGTCTTTTTTCACCATCCTCTGACATTATAGACATATCACCTTTCATTAAAAAAAATGGGTGGTCGTGCTTATGTATCTTTGTCACAACCAAGGCGCCAGCAGGGTTATAAACCTCTCTAATATATTGCCCTTTAGCGAAAGAGTGTCTGAGCGGATTCATACTACTAACAGCATCACCAGAAACACCCTTCTCGGACTCCTTTATTTTTAATTCAACATCAGATATAAAAGCCCTAAAAGCATCTTTTGAATAGTTTGCCGGCAATACTTCGTGAGGCGTAGTTACACCCGTAACGACTTTTTTATACTCAACAAAAGACCAGGCCTCATCAAACGAAAAACTATGGACAAGATCCAGCTCTTTCGTTTTCTCTGTGAACTGCTTGCGCGCAAACTCTTTATCTAAACCAGCTAAATCACTCATTTTATCACCTAAACCGTTCAGCCTTGGTTACGTTATATTAACACCTGAACAATTAACATTCACGTCGGTGCCGGCATCCTGAATAGCTTGGACTTTCATTCCAACCTCTAACACCTCCCCCTGAAGCTCTATGCAGTTCCAAGTTTTACCTGGAGCTATGGACTTTTTAACCAAGATATTTGTTGTGCCAGCCGTTCCGCCAGAAGCTATAACGTAGATCGTCACAGCTCTATTTGATGATCCAGAATTGTAGAATGATGCCTTCCTAATTACTGATTTAGTGCTGGTTGGCACCACCCCCACAACATCCGAAGCCGATGAGCTAAGCTGTGTTGTGTTTGTAAAGTTGCTCGGATCTCTAGCCATACCTATTCCTATGCGTTTTTGTACAAATTTAGACTAAATCTAATAGCACCTACTGATGCGTTATTCGTGTTTGTTTCAGCCGTAAACCACAACACATCTCCAGAGCTAAGAGGGAAATTACAAGCATCAGTGAATGACATAGTGTTTTCCACAGAGGTATCCATAATATACCTAAATATCTCAAACTTAGTCTCTATAGCCCTATTCCACACCCACCCCTTAAAAGTTATAGTTGGAGATGACCCACCAGAAAGTTTTGTTGCATTAACAAAAAGACTTTTTGCAACAGCCCTGGAATCTGACGGGGTAAAGAAAATAGCTTGTTGAGTTGTACCCTGACCACCAGGAATAAAACCTGCAACTCCTGTATTTGTAGTATGGGTTATTGTTATATCGTTCACATTAACACCAGAACTTCCAGAAGACCCCAAAGAGCACCTATTTATCCCAAGACCACTAAATGAGGTAGTATCGCTACCAGTTGATCCTAAGGTATGAACCTCGATAACCTCCTCTTCATTCTCATCCAGATGAAAGAAATATAAATTTATCGCGCCGGTTGCGCTGCCTCCAGCTCCGTCAGTGGTCGAATTGTAGGTAATAGTGTAGGTTTCAGCTGTTGTTAGTAGAGTAGGGTTGTTCGTTGTAGAGTCTGCAATTATTAATGCGTCTCCATCTGCTGTATCCAGGTCCGGTCTATTGGAGAATTTATTAAATTGAGCCACTCCACCACTTAAACCTAGGGAAATATAATCCTGAGCAATCGCCGGCCTAGTCACTATAGCATCCGAATCAATACCAATCGCCTGATTCAAAGGAGATGACGGCTGCCTAAATACACCATAATACGTATACAACTGGAGTGTTGTGGCGGATGAAGTCGAGGTAAATCTAACCCTAAAGTATCTTGGACCCTTAACTGCAGTATGAAATTCATGGATACCTGCCGAAACAGCAAACCCGGATGATGGGAACGTTCTCCAGTCAGTTCCATTTACAGAAAAATCGAAATATAGAACACCATCCTGGTCGTCCGAATAGCAAGAGACCATAACGTCTGGTCTGGCGTTTTGCTCTGCCGTACCAGTGAATGAGGTTGTAGGTGTAATTGTTGAATTACTCCCTATCTCGCTCATCTCTCCAAAAGCAGCATCACCAAAATAGCTCATACTATCGCCCACTCACCAGCATCAAGTGAATATTTAAAATGTGGTGCATCATATATTGAAGGTATGACCAAAGAGCTACCTCCATTTATTGATCCAACAACTGTTACTGCGGCGGCACCTCGCCAAATTATAACGTCTTCACCATCTTCTGGCTCCAGGTTAAGTGTTATCGTTGCAGTAGCTGTATTTAAACAGCTTACAAACTGATCTGCTGTGGTTGTAAAAGATGTATCACCAGCTTGTACCGTGTAAGACTCTAGTTTTTTAATGTCTAAGTCGGTGGTCTGGGCTGCCTCCAGCTCTTCAACACGCTCTAAAAGGTCTTGTATTAATTGCATCTCTTGGGATACTTCAAGCCCCTCAATCAACTCGTCCGAATTGGATGTTTGAATTCCGGGCTCATATAACTCCCCTATCTGAGACTCTACCACCGCATCATCCCCGCCGCCGGTTCTTATCCAAATATCATGCTTCCAGCGATTATCATAATTAAGCCAGGCCCTAAACTCCTCTGAAGGGCGGCCATTACTATCTGTAATAACGTCTGGAAGTTTGATTACATAAGGATCTACAGTAGCCATTAGATGCCCACCGATATATCAGCATTTGCAGAAATCAGAGCAACTTTAACTGGATCACTCACCTTGAACCTGAACTGTCTTTCACGGAAAGAACCCAAGTCGTGCCACTCTACTCTTTGTGTATAGTCGCCCTGAGCACCAAGATAACCCCACCGCTCTCTTGACCAGGTTCTACCCCCGTCATCTGAGTAGCTCATCATAATCCTAGGGTTGGATCCCTGGCCTGTAAGCAAGCCAATGCCAGCCTCAACCACCAGCTCAAGCCGATCCATAAATATCTCTTTTCCAGGGAATCCAAATTCCTTACCACTCAGTTTGGCCGTGTCTCTCTGGCGAATAATAGTCGCGCCATTATCATCAAAGGTATCGAAATCTAACTCGTATACATTACCGCTGCTTCTATCTGCAACCAGGTGCTTGCCATAAGCGTACACATAGCTACTTATCAGGCTTGGTGCATCAGTCACACCATAAGATAGGTTTGTCCAGCCAGCACCCTCCGAGAATAACCAGCTTGTTCCAGCAGGAAAGCTCAATAAATAAAAGTTCTGGTTATGGAATGAGAAGCACATACCAATGGCATTTGATGTTTCTAAGTAGCCCGCAATAGCCTGCCCGATAGCTGGGTTACCAATTGGTTGCGGTTGGATGCCTGACATCCGATAAACCATCAAATCACTACCCAGGAAGTAAACACCGTTATTATTTGATGCTATAGAGTGGATGGCGCCCAAGCCAACCTCTTGTGTAGCATTCTGAATAATGTCATAAGGGGGTGATCCCGCCCCAGATGGGTAGTAGGGGACTATAGACTCCTCACCAAAAGCAAACATCTGCTGTTTGTAAGCATACACTGCCAATATATCGTCTGGCTTAACATCTGAGGATGTGATATTCGCACTATCGACAGATAGTGGTGATCCTAAGTCGGCAAAGGCAACATCGGAATTATTGCCATCATACACAACCCTATTGCCGATATAGGTGGATGTGGACGCTAGGGGTAGGTCTGTGTCAGTACCAACTGTAAGTGTTGTGCCGTCATAGGTATATGGCTTAGATGTTCCTGTGGTAATAACCAAGCTACTACTGGCTTCTTCTAGCTTACATCGACCGCTACCAGGAATTGTTCCAATACTAGTCGCCACTCCTGCGGATGAAACGCTATAAAGCAAACTACCAGTTACTGTGTAGTAAGTGTTATTAAATATGCCACTACCACGATTAACCCCATTTCCCGTTGTAGCGAAGCTTTTTAAACCAGGAAAGGACTGAAAAGCAGAAATATTTTCACTTACTTGGCTTATTTCAATGTAAAAACCTTTTGTCTGTTGCGCAGATACAGGCTTAGACCTTGATGTATAAGTGGGTCCAACTATAGGTACGGGTACGTTTGGCATCAGTAATCCGTATACTCACGTGGATTAGTCCAACGACCGGATATAGTCGATGAGATATTAATAAACGCCCTTTGAGCATCATCTCTTATGCGTGCATACCGACTATCCGGAATACCTTCTGATCTCTCAAACGCCATTAGCGAGGTTACATCCTCGACAAACTCATCAGGTACAGACCCAGTGCTTGACCATGTCACCATACCTTTAGATTTAAGCCTCGCATAAACCTGATCGTATGCGTCCTCAAGCTCATCAGCTAGGGCGCTATCAGGGGTGCCACCAATATCTAATTTACCCAGCTTAATTAGTGCTCGATTTCTGCATTCTGCTTTAGTTTTAGCCATTACACCAACGCCGTTGCTATTAACGCTATTCTTTTGTCTTGGCCTTTATGCTTGTGTACGCCATGAATAACGTTATTTTTAAAGAAAACTGTTAGGCCATCTTTTGGGGTGATTGTCTCAACAACCTGGCCAGACTTGAATATATCTAGTTTAGCAGGATTCGACCCTGCGTGCAGATAGTGAACTAATGTGTACGCTTTGTGCGGATGATGATAGTGGGGATGACCATCAATATAACCCTCACCTTCTTCGCTCTCCTGGACACACAAATACGTCTTAAGAAACTTAACGTTAACCCCTAGATTAGAAAAAGCCCCCGTTGCTTTATCAGCAAAAGAGGCTCTCTCCGTAGAATCGTCATTTACTAGCTCGACCCTACCTTGTCCTAGCCAGGACCGACTCACATAATCGAGCCAATCCTGCCTAAGTTCCCACTGCTCAATATGAACCATTAAACAGTGAAGTTTGGATCCACAAAAAAGTAGACGACAACGCTTACCGTTCCAGTTCCGCCAGTGGCCGCAGCCGCATTAGCTTCAATCTGTACAGTAGTGGTTGCAGAGAACTTTTGTGGGCCTGTAGTCAACAGAACACCTTGGAATGGATACATAATGCCAGCAACTGGTTTCCAGTCAGTGATAGCATCGCCAGTCCACACACCAAGGTTACCAAAACCATCAGGATCAGCAGCTTCGGTGCCGTTTGCAGCCCAGCCGATATCCATATCTAAGGTTTCAATGCCTGTATCAAGGTCATCACCGTAAATCATGCCACCAACTACTACTGCGTTAGGTGGTAATTTACACATTTCAAAAATATCGCCATCTTCAACGTTTTCGGCAAGCTCATAAGTACCAGTTGCTACGCAAAGTTGTGACGCTAGACCTAAACCACCAACTGGAAAACCAGTAGCAGCACGTGTTGAGGTTAATGTTTCAGCAACCATGATTTATTCTCCTGTTACGAACACGGAAACTAGACCGTGATCTTTGTTGTTATAAACAAGCTTATCGATATCGTGCTTAAGCTCAACAGCAACACCAGGCTGGAAACGATAATCTTTGTCGTTATCTGCAACCAAGTTAGGTTTCTGGCCAAGACCATAACCAACTGCTTGAGCACCACACAAGAACGCAGGCTCTACCTTGGAAGAGGAATTACCAGCAGTAGCGTAGTAAGAAGAGTTAGCAAGCAAAGAGCTAATCTCAGGCACTTCACGAACTACTACGTTATCCCACATCAAATCACCCGGCTTGAACAAAGGATTGCCCTCACCACGATTACCGGCGTTACTATGCAAAGTCTCCAAATCTTCCTGCAAATGCAAGAAAGCTTGAGTACCAACAAACATAACGTAAGTCTCGATACCACCAGCAACACGAATAGGCTTGATGATAGGATCACACGTTCTAGCTATCTTACGAGCCAAACGAACAACATCACCGGTCAGCTTATCGTTGGTTGTATCAACGTTAGCCAGAGAAGCGCTGTGGTCGCCTGCTGAGTAGTTAGCTGTAGTAGCACCATACAATACACGATCAGTGTTATTTGCTACCCATGCGTCAGCTGCGGTATTAATAGCTGCGGTAGAGTCTTCTACTGTAACAATCGTTCCAGAGTTATTGAATGAACCCAAGGCTTCAACGATGATATCGTCTCTAACCTTCTCCATTCCCCAGCCTTTCAACATCTCTTTAGCAGCTCTCATCAAATCGATAGCTGGCTTTTCACGCTCTTCAGCGCTCAAGCGTACAGCGTTACGATGATAAGTAGGTGTCAAAGTGTATGCGTAGTTGGCAAGAATCTCTTCATTACCATCTAGAGTCGCGCTACCTGTTACACCGTTGCCAGAAAGCTTAGATACCAATGGAATATTGATAAGCTGGCGGCCTTCTTTAACCTGAATCACCTTGTTGGAATCAGAACCCATGTATGGGAAAAATAGATTCTCCCGGAAATACTCAGCGAAAAAATCGCTTAAAAATTTGGTTACGACTAAATCGCTACCAGTTGTTGTGTTAGCCATGATTAAAGCCTCATTAATTGATTAACGGGCAAATAAGTCGTCCAAAGTAACACTGTTATGGACTTCTTTATCTGATGCCCTTGCATTTGCCAAAGATGGTGTCAGATTACTGGCTTTTTTAGCTTTAACTTGCTGAGTCCCCTTAATTTCTGCCTCGATCTCTGCACGCATTTCGTTACGAAGCTGCTCTTTGTATGCATCAACATCTTGCACCTTCTGATACTCTTCGTACTTCTTTGCTTGCTGATAAGCGAATTTGGCGGGGTTAGCCTCCTTCATCGCCTGATCTCTTAGCGTTGGGTTCTCTTTCGCTAGATCTATGAACTTAGCCTCCATTGCTTCGTAATCATCATGAAATTCCATCATCATCGAACGCGCTACTTCTAACTTCGCATTACCCAATTCTTGCTGAAACTCACTTCTGATCGACTCAACAAAAGCCTTCTGATCATCAAAAACATCAGGTAATTCTTTAGGCTCCTGCTGTTTCTGTTTTAAAGACTCTAGCTCTTTCTCAAGTTCTTGCCTTTTTCGCCTTTCATCCTTTACCGCTGCGAGTGTCCAGTCTTGCTTTTCAATGTCTTCTTCTTTCGAGGACGTCGTCTCCTCAACCTTTTCTTCTTCAACAGCTTCTTCAGTATCTTCAACTGCTTCGACCTCCGTTTCTTCGACCGCTTCTACCTGCTCTTCTACTTCAACAGGCTCATCACTAAAGACCTCATCCAAACTAGACATATACTCACCTTCGACCGTATGGCGTCGTCCCGTTAATCGACCGAAAACCGTCGTCGTTAATAGCTAAAGGCTATCAATCTAAAAGATTTTCTGTAGCAGGCTTATCTGCTGCCTTCTTACGTGTTTGCTTCTTAACTGTGTAATGCGGATTGGCTTTTGCCTTATCTGCAAAGTGACCCTCAAATTCAACTTCCTCACCATTTAAAGCTGACTGACCGTCATAACAATTAGCCGGCCACTCCTTCCCGAGCTCGTCAATTCTATTGGGTCCTACGTACAAAAACTTCATAGTTAAAACCTATTGTATATTTGATAATCATAGCCTAAAGCTATTTAGTAGGCAATCCTACCATCGAAACGTTCGCTATTCGCTCCATTGCGCTCGCTTCTTCGTCTTTTGTTTGGGATGCCTTGAGCTGAACATCGGCCAAGTTCTTCTGTGTCTCAGAGTTTGTCTTCTCAATATCCGCCATGATCTGCGCTTGCTGAACCTGCATAGCTTGAGCTTGCTGCTCTTGTTGTGCCTGCTGCGCTTGTGGATCACCTTTAAACTTATCCATGATCTTATCTTTACCCTTCAGCGTTGATAGCTGAAGCAGTATGTCAAACATCTGTGGATCAGCCCTAGAGCCTGCCAGTTGTGCCAATGTATCAAACTGCTCTTGCTGTATCGTCGCAGTATCTGGCGCCTCTTCCAGGGTGATATCCATATCAATCTCAGCAACGTTATTTCTAGTCTCTACAACCTGACCTAAAGACGGATCACGAGCTAGAGCTTGCTCAATAAATTGATCTACTTGATCACCTGCTTGCTGTCTGATATCACTTATATCCTTACCTGACTGCTCTTCCATCATTTTCTCAATACGAGTAATGGGTGTATTCAAACCGACAAACTTCATTGCATCTTCTTCATCCGTTACGCGCACCCATTTCTCTTCCGTCCAGAACTGCTTGATCCTAGACCATATCTGGCGATAAACACGGCGCTTCCACTCTGAATGTCTTGAGAAGACCCTGGCAAGCTCGACCATACCGCCCTGCTGTCTGGCAAGAAATGCCCTGCCTGATATGGCATTTTCGCTACCGCCTGTAAGCTCTGGATTAATACCTACTGAGTCCATGGCGTTCTGAGCATCTTGATAGAAAGCCAGTTGTGACTGCCCTAGTTCTTGCTGCTGATCAACAATAACCTCAGTTCCAGGTGTCTTCTCCAAGAAAGACATACCCTTACGCATCTCATCTAGAACAACTTCCCTAGGTACATCAGCAAAGGCACCACGCTCAGCAATAATACTCTTAGACGACAACATGAATAACGCCTTAGAGCGTCGATGATTGATCTCGTCTTGCGGGTCTTTTAGGCGCTCCGTGTATCCATACCGATTGTTGTCTCTATCAGTAAAGTCACTCTGAAGCTCAATAGGACATGTAGGGTCGCCCATCTCATCTAAATAAGGGCTTTCTTTCGGCTCAATAAGCACTGTGTCGCCAGTGTAGAACACTTGCATCCACTTACCACCCTGTAGAAAGTACTCCTCATTAACTCTGACACGCTTGCGCTTGCGGTCTATCCAGTTGGTTGGCCTATCCTCAAATGTGGTGCCATCCATACCTTTAGACACCATTAGAGCTTCGATCTTATCCTTGCTGGCTTTGAACCTATCTTCCGCGTCGCTCTTATCCATCCACAACGTAATGCCGAAATACTTAGCATCTTTAAAGTCTTTGCGCCTTGAATGCGGGTCAAAGTAGATGCGATCCCAATACAATTGGTTTATCTCTATAACGAAGTCATCTTTCTTCTCTGAGACTTCAATAATGACACCGCCATACCCTTCAACGATCTTATCCTCAAATACTTCTGAGGCTATTTCATCAAAGTTTGTTCTTGCTTCAACATACCTAAGCGCATCTGTAATAGCATCGCTAGCCTTCTCATGCTTAGGTGTAATCGGCAACGCTTTAGGGTCTGACCGTCTTTGTATTTCTAATCCACATATAGCATCAACTTTCTTGCCGAACTGATCAAAAACAATCGGGGCCTGACCTCTAGCTTCTAATGCTGCAGCTTCCTTTTCTGACCACTGCTTTAAATCTCTATAATCGCGCCTAGCTTCTGCACGCTCACGCTCTTCTTCCGTTGCGTTTACGAAATCCTCGAAATGATCTTTAAAACTTACATTGTCCGCCATGAGCTACCGCCTTTTGACCTACCCCATAAATCTTTAGGAGCTGGCTTAGAATTAGTTGAGTGTATTATAGCAGGGTGCGCTTGCTGAATAGCCATTGCTACCAGTGCGCAAACATCTACCGCATCATCGTATTTACCCATTGGAAACTTACATAGCTGGTCGATTAATCTATCACCCCAATCACAATACGGTATATGAACATTGCCTGCTGCTGCCATACCTTGGAATGCTCTGGCCATTGCTGCTTTATCACCAGATCGAGTTATCCACTCTAGCCTAGGGTAGATCTTTCTCTGTCTTGATCTCATCAACTGGAACGGCTCTACTGCTCTACGTATCTGTCCCGTCTCACCAAAAGCTGCATAACAATTATGTTTGTCATACTGAGTGAGCTGCTCTTCAATCCAAACGTCCGTCGTTGTTTGTCCGTACCACCAATCCTTAATCCATAACTGATGGTCTTTATCCACACCAATAATACCAAGCTCTGTGAAGTCTCCTTCACCCTCTTTGGTCGCAAAGTCTGTCGATTGATAATTGTTAGTTTGTGGTGCCTTCCCTAGTTCATACCTGTTAAACCATTCTCTCTTAAAGAACGATCCTTCCTCATCTGAGGGTATCTGCATGTATAACGCATTCCAGTCACGCATATACTTGCCATCCCTAGTAACCACCTTTTTAGTCTGTGGCCAGAAGTCCTTCTCGAAATACTCCTCCCATAGCCACTCACCCGGCTTTCTACCTAGAATGTCGTTATCCTTAGCTTGAGCTGGCAAACACACAACCTCCCAATCCTCGCCGTCTCTACTAGTTATTGTGCCTGACTCACCATTCCATCCTTCCGGCAATATACGGCCAGCAAGGTCATCTTCATGCCATCTGGTCTGAATAATAACGATTGATGCGCCTGGCTTGAGTCGTGTTCTAAAGTCGCTGATATACCAATTCCAACAGTTATCTCTAATCAACTGGCTGTCTGCATCTTTAGCGCCACGAATAGGATCATCGATAATACCTAAGTCGCCACGCCTGCCTGTCACACCCCCACCAATACCTACTGAGAAATAGAATCCGCCATCTGATGTCTCCCATTCGCCTTTAGATTGAGAGTCAGCCTTAAGCGCTAAACCAGGGAATAGAGTTTGTGTTTCTGATTGCTTGATTAGGTTTCTTGTCTTGCGGCCAAACTGAGTAGCTAGGGTATCGTTATAACTGGCGCATATGACGCCTTTCTTCTTAAGCCTGCCTAGATAGAATGAAGGGAATCTTACTGTGGCATATGTTGACTTAGCGCTGCCTGGTGGCATTAAGAACATAGCTCTCTTACATGTGCCTTTTACTATCTTGTCGGCAATATCACATATAAGCTCGTGGTGTTTGGCTGGCGGCTCTTCTGGTGCTACGTATCTACAGAAGTCTGCGAATCCCTGCCTTCCTTTCCGCCTTGCTAGTAACTCCTTTGCTGCTTGGACCCTAGCCGCCTGTGACAATGCGCTCTAGCTCCGCGTCTGATAACCCTTCGATTGATAGCTTAGTTTCTTGCTGTACTTCAGTCTTATCGCTATAACCATGTTTAGTTAGAATTAGCTTTGTTATACTAGCGTTGAAGTCACCCAATAAGCCTTTTTCCTTCAGAATCTGCTCTTGTAATTCGTTCAAAGCTTCAACAATGTCCGAAAACTCCTTCTCCGGATCCTTAGCCCAATCATAAATAGTTGATTTAGAGCGGTTGATTACTCTACATAATCCTACAACACTAGGTATTGTGCTTGAGTGTGATTCCCATCCGCCGTCTACGTATTCCCATGCTTTATCGACTAATTCTTGACTGTAATTCGTTGGCCTGGCCATTAGATCTCCTATGCGTTTGAGTAGTAGTCTTTGACTCTAAACTTAATTGTAATTGAGAGAGTCTTGCTACCTGTTGTGGTCATCTTTACCTCTAGTTTTACGTTAGAGCTTTCTATGCCGTTGCTTATAGGTATGGTAACTATGTTGGCAGATGTGGTCGGTGTGCCAGCTGTGATGTTGTTTGCCGTAGTAGTGACTGTGCTTACCGTGTCTGTGCCTAGCTCCCCTGAGTAATCAATTACAAGATCACCTACATCGTCTTTATCTGCCTCATATATAAGACCTGGATACCAGCGGTTCTTTTGTGTTTTGTATTCAACTGTAATGGTCATTTGTTATAAAACACCTTGCCTGGGGTTGTTGCAGCTGATGTGACTGCTGCTCTGTAGTCACCCGGTACGTTAATAAGTCTTTCTGGGTTTGTTGGCGTTAGCACTACTACTGTGCCGCTATCATCTGTTGCAGGGGTGAACGTACCGTCTGGGCCGTCGTAATACAGTGTGACCTGGCCCGATCCATCCATGTTGGTAGACCTAAAGGCAGCTACCTCTCCACGCCTCACAGTAAACTTTCTACTTGATGTAGATACTGCTGCTACCTGTGTTGTATCTTCGATCAGGGTCGCCATGCGTTTTCGACTGCTGCCTTAAGCTCTGATAAGCGTGTTTCGTACTTACGCTTAGCTTTCTGGGCTTCACCTGACTCATCAACAGCTCTTTTCTTAAGAACTTCTAAGTCCTTTATTTGGGACTCTAGGTCGGCTTTCAGTTTTTCGTTGTCAGCGATCTTGGCTTTGGCTGTTTGCTCTATTGCTTGTGCTGCAACTCTGGCCTTTTCTGCGGTTTCTAGTTTTGTCTCAGCCACCTGCATCTTAGCTTCTGCTGACTTAATGATCTTAGCCGCTTCTGCATCAGCGCTATCAATCTTTTTTTGAGCTTCTGCTTGGGCTACCTCGATACTTCTGCCATTTAAAAACTGCTTGTGCGACTCGTCATAGCTCTTTTTTACAGCTTCCAAAGCTTTGATGTTCTTAGCTAGATTGTCTGTATCTGATGATACCTTGCTCAACATACCCATTATCATCGCTCCCTCACTATTTCATAAGCAATCTCACTTGGCGTATCTGCACTTAATCTGTGCTTTAATCGCTTAGTTGAAGTGATATGGCTGTTAAATAAAACACCATTACCGACAAAAGTAAGCTCATTACCGCTTTCATCTGTCATTGCTTCGAATGTGTCACCAAGCTTACGTTCAATAGTTACTGAACCCTCGCCTTTTGCGAAGATATGGCATTGCCCAAAGAACTCAAATTCTTCAGAATACTGCCTCTCTTTATTTAGTACGTTACCCATACAATTCACCTATGTTCTAGCATAAATATTAGCATACATGCCTAAGTATAAGCCTTTGTACGCACCAATCAAAATTTCGGTAGCCACCGCATCATCAGGCTTCCAGTAGTCGTTATAGTACTTAGCGTTAAAATAATCATTGAACATTACGTGCCATCCGTTGTAACTGCTGTGCGTGCGTTACTAGCTACTGTTGCATCAATCCTGTTCTTAGTGTCTGCTGCGTCTCTATACCTGTACGTTCCATCACCACCTGCTGCTGGGGCTGTGCTCTTACCCGCTACACCTGCACGTATGATCCTAGTCGTCTGTATGAACGTCTCACTACCTTCTGTGGTCTTATTGTGTACGCCATCAATGATATCTGTCTTATCCTGAGCTGTTACACCTGAGCCTGTAGCCACCGCAAACGCTGGGTTTCGCCAGTTGATCTCTAGGCCATTCCCGCCCGTTGTAGGATCAATAGCCGGTCTTGCGTCATCATCTCTAAACCATCTAGCGCTGTCTGTCTGCTTAACAAAACCAGCTGATTCGTCAAAGAAAATACTTACAATACTTGTGTTGTTTCTGTAGTTCGCCACGTCAATCGCCGTTACAGCACCCCAGAATTCATACATGCCAGAGCTTGTGGTTAACTCATAAGCGTAGTATGCGAAAGCCTCTGTGACTTTAAAGTCCAGATTAGCGTCCATAACGATGTAGTCGTTTGTGTAATCCGCTGTAAATTTATTGGTTACCGCTGTGCTGGACCCATCAATGGCATTAGCTGCATAAACACTGTCCGCTTCCTCGTTCACCGCCACACTAAAGCCGCTGGCAGCTGCAATGGCAGTGGTCTCAAACGTCTTAAAGCTGGTGGTGCCGTCTAACTCTGCAAATCTAATCCTGTATGTGTCGCCACTGCTGAACTCCTCACCATCCGTATAAGTGTCTGCATAGCTTGCTGCGCCTGGGTCTGCGTCATAGTAGAGAATTGCGTAGCATGTCCATGTAACTGTACCGTCTGACGTTGTGTTGCCTACTGTGGTATCCCATGTTGGCTCTGTCCCGCCAGATGTGCCGCTTACAGTAGCAACGAAATAAAGACCCGCTGTCTGCTCTGTGCCCACACCGGTTGTTCTTAGCACCTTATCGCCATTACTGTACGCTGTTGTCGCCTGCCACGCACTTGCACTCTTAGCTGTTTCGTTGTGTATCTGTAATCTGATATTCGCGCCAGCTGTTGGCATACCTGTAATTGAGATGCTAGCCACAACTGCGGGGGTGTAATAGCTGCCGTCATTAGACTGGAATCGGCTAAAGCCTGGATGATCCGCGCTTGATTGGCTTACATAGATACCATGTAGAGTTGTTGTTGTGTCCTGGCCTTCTACAAATCCGTACTGTGTTTCATAGTTACCACCAACCTCAATCACCATGTCCGGCCAATTAAATGGATCTTTACTCTGATATGTCGCATCTTGCGCCAAGTTGTAGTTGATCTCTTTTAAGATATCTTCTGCACTATTTGCACCACCAACAATCTCATAATCAAAACTCTTACCGCCTACAGTGATGGGGCTTGCCGTATGATCAGTGATCGTAATGGATATAGCAGGGTCACCTGTTGTTATCCCTGTAGCTGTTGGCTGCATAGCAACTACATACAATGACGCAGTAAGAGAACTAATGCCGTAAGTCGTTAGTACGTCAACTCTCGACTGATAATACCCGTTAACCTGGTACTTAAGTACTAGATGACCTCTATAATCAAAGTTACCATGATCCGCATCACCATAGACCTTGATCAGCTCTTGGAAGGCGCCGGTCGCTCTGGCGTCGGTCGTTGTAGAACCGTCGATTTGCTGATACTCACCTTGGAACCCTGTCGCGGTACCAATCGAATTAACACCACTCCAGATTGCGACTTGTGTACCTGATAAGTTGACATAGCCCGCTCCGCAATCAATTAAGTTTTCAATATCTGAATCCGCTTCACCCTCTACGCCATCAACCAGAAACATGGAGCCTGATCCATCCATCTCTAGCTTAAAGGGTAGATTCCTAAGCGCTGTGCGTGTCCTAAACTCCTCTAAAAGCAAAGAAAAGACATTCTGACCAGTCACGCCAAAAGTGGGAACACTAAGCCCCGACAAAGCTATACCGGCACTTGAGTAAGCTGTATATGCGCTAGAATCTACACCTGACAACTCAAATGTGTTTGCGCCTGTGTTGAGGTTGGCGATTGTGTACCGCTTGCCGTTTACCTCTGTCATACCTACAACATCATGTATCGAGATGATATCGCCATTAGTCCACACATCCGCGCCTGAGTACGTTACAACCGCTGGGTTAGCCTGTGTAATACCTGTGATTATGCTGTAGTTATCATAGATGCTAGCGTCTGTTGTGTAGGTCAATCCGTGAGATGTATTAACCTCTCTCGACTTAACTAGAACGACATCTATCGTCACATTGCCTGATAGCGCCGTAGCTGTCTGTCTGAAAGGGATGTATGTGTCATCCATTGCATACACGACAATATCCACAGTTTCGCTTGAATGCGTGTATGTGAGCGTTGTGGCGGTTGTGGCGCTATCGATAACAGTCTGTGTATTAGTTGTGAATATTTGTATCTGAGAACTAACGTTTGTATTGATAACCAGATCAAATGTGGGTGTTACGATCGTCAGTGTGCCAGTTGAGCTGTTATTAACAGTTAGTGTGTTAGCTGACTGAATACTAAAGTCTGTAGTGCCTGAATACTCTATGTCGTAAGTGTTTCCCGATACCGTCAGGTTGGGATCATCCCAGCTACCGGACTGGTTGCCGGTGATTAAAATTGCATTGGTTGTGTTGTCTTTGAACGTACAATTATGTAGATCTTCAAATGCCGCTTCTGTTGATACCGAGAACCACTGAGCCTCATTACAATTAACAAACGTATTACCGCCAGACAGGTCTGCTGAGTTCTTTGTGATCTCTTTACAGTTCGTAAACGTCATCCCGGCGATGGCTCGACCAATCGCTTGCAGGACAACTGTTCCGTTAATTACCTGAGAACCGGTCTCCGTGTATGTGGCGGTTGTGCTTGTTCCGCTGACCAACTCCCATCTGTGAAAGTTGCCCATATTAAATACAGCATTGGCAAACTTAACCGTACTACCCGCTGTCGCCTCAATCAAGAATCCGAACTTATCCGCCCCCGCAAGTATCTGCACCTTGAGATCAGATTCAGAGCTAGCCGCCGGCCACTCCATTGCGTGCTTTTCTGAATCCCAATAAACATCGAGAGACCCATTACCTACTGACACTTTGTGAGCACAGAAAAACTGGGTGTCTGACTGCCTAATTTGATTAGAAACAGTTCTTAATGAGCTTGTTCTAGCCAGATCAACCGCTGTGATCATGTTAGCCGGCTCGTCTGTGCTACCGCCGACAATCTCCATTGTGTTTAATTTGTACAGAAATCCGACAGAGCTAGATATGTATGTATTCTGGCCAGAGCTACCCATAGCGATATGAGTTAAAGCCTGAAGTACACCCGCCGATACAGTACCAACCTCTGTGTCCTCAAAACCACCATCTACCTCAATCACACAAGGAATAGCCTGTTCAGCGCCTGATGGGATTGTATCTAAAGCGTCTGTTTTCCAAATGCGGAAATTTGTCCCATCACCTAAACAGAAATGCTTACCCAGTGTTGAGTATTCTTTATACGCACCAACATCGCCCTGGCTTGAAAAGCAGATGATATCTGTCTCAAGATCAATTGATGGTGTGCGGGAATGGCAGACAATAGAGCAATTTTGAGTAGAGTAACTTGTGGCATAACCAAATGAACCAACACCAGTCTCGAATCCTGCTGTAGGCCCTGTACTAGCCCTGTGTGATGTCGTTACACCGTCCAATGTAGTTATGGTGCTGGCAATATTAATATCAGCTGTACCTGTTAGGTGCCCCGTACGACCACCACCACCACCCATCAAGCTGACTAGAGTGGCCGGTGGGTTATTTTTGTAGACGTAACCCTTGTTTCTTGCATTGCCATCATCACGCAGCGCAATAGTAACCATTGTGGGGTTTTTGTTGCCAGTTGCGTCATATGTAAAGTCATGCGCCGGCACTGCTGTAGATCCGGCCTGGCCGTACGTGTAATAACTGAGAATCTTGCCGCCGGCACTACCACCAGTACGCGCTATCTTGATTAGACCCGGATCTGGCGTCATACCAACGTTATTGGGCACAACGAGATATAACATCATTGTGTTAGCGTTGGTGGGGGTTATGGCTGGCGCTGTACCCTTATTCGCACCTGCACTTGCTCTAGATGTAGCTGTGACGTCGAAAGCGGTGGTTGTATCTACACCCTTGATAACAACTAGTTGTACGTCATGATTTCCCGTAGATGTTGTGACTGTGACACTTGTTGGCTCTGATGCTGTAGCACGCCGATACCAGATCTTATTTGCGTAACCTAGTTCTACG